GGCTGGCGTTCGAGCAGCGATCATTCAAGTGGCTCGACGTGCCGTGGGCCACGCACGAGCTTGAGGCCTACGAGATGAAGGTGACGCCGCTAGGTCATGTAACCTATGGTGCGCCAGAGGGGTTGCATGATGACGGCGTCATGGCGCGGGCACTCATGCTCAACCGGGCGCAGGTAGGAGCGTTCTCCCTTGCCTAACGATGAGTGGAAGACGCCTCACGAGCTGTATCGGTTCTTTAGCCACTGGGATGACCCGTGCCTACCCGGCAAGACGGACGGCCTACAGCGGGAATGGGGGCCAAGGGTATACGTCAATCCCCCATACAGTAATCCGCTGCCCTGGATCAGGAAGGCAATCGACGAGGCCGAGGACGGCAAACTCATTGTGCTGCTACTGAAACACGACTCCTCGACCGAGTGGTGGAGGCTATTGCACCAAGCGGGGGCCGTCTTCTGCCCCGTCATGGGGCGATTACACTTCTCGGAGGGCGGCCCGGCCCCGTTCCCATCCGTCCTTGTGTTCTTGGGGGCGCCCGATGCCTAACTCAATCCTGTCAGCCGGCAAGATGCGTGTCGTCAACATCCCGAGCCTGGGCAGCTACGAGCTCGTGACCGGGCAGGGGTACAGCGGGGGCGTCTACGTCAAGTCCCCCTGCGCGTACGCCTGCATCGACGTCAGGATGACGGAGCTGGCTCAGATCCCGTGGCGCTTGGTCGAGAAAACATCGCCGGGCGGCGGCACCAAAGCCAAGGTGATCGAGAAGCACCCCGTCATTGACATGCTCAATTCGTGGGGGCCGGGCCTGAGCTGGTCGGTTGCCTTCGGCTACACCGAGGCTGATCGGTGCCTGTCAGGTGCGGCGTTCTGGCTCAAGGAGAGCGGCGGGCTGTCGCGCCTCAACCCCAACACCATCGAGGTCATGGTGACCAGCACGGGCGTGACCGGGTTCAAGCAGCGCGTCTTCATGCCCGGCGGCGATGTTGACGAGAAGACGTTCCGGCGCGACGAGGTGATCTACTTCCGTGAGTTTCACCCCACCGACGACCTGGGCAAGGGCATCGCCAAGATGGAGATTGCCAAGAACGCCATCCTGGCCGAGTACGAGGCACAGCGCTACGTCAGGGCGTTCTTCGAGAACGACGCCATTCCTGGGCTGCTGCTGCACACCGAGCAGGACGTTCCGCAATCCAACCTCGACGCGCTCAAGGCGTGGTGGAAGGTCAACTTTCAAGGGGCCAAGAACAAGCACAAGGTAGCGTTCGTGGACAAGGGGCTTGAGGCACAGATCCTGTCCACTGACCTGCGGGCGATGGCACTGGCAGAGGTGCGTGACGAGGCCCGGCGTGACATCTGCGCCATCTTCGGCGTTGACCCCATCCTCGTCGGCAGCATGGGCAAGGGTTCGTTCTCGAACACGCACGAGGCCCGGATGTCGCTGATACAAGAGGTCATCCTGCCCCGCATCGACGAGTATTTCGATGTCATCAACGTCGAGCTGGTAGACCCGATGGACGAGGGCGTGAAGCTCGAGCCCGCCACCGACAAGATCCCCATTCTGCAAGAGGACCAGGACAAGCTCGCGACCCGGCTGGCGATGCTGCTCGACAAGAAGGTCATCACCGTCGAGTTCATGCGCGAGGAGCTTGGCATCCCCGAGGACGCCGGCCCGAGCACAGAGGAGATCAGGGCCGAGGCCGACAAACAGTTCGAGGCCGAGGCCCAAGCCCGGAAGCCCGAGGACATGGCGAAGTGGCAGAAAAAGGCCATGAAGGCCCTGAGAGCCGGCAAGAGCGCCAACGTGTCCTTTGATACGGATTTCATCCCTGCGACTCTCCAGGGGGCAATTAGGGCACGTCTGGAGCAAGCTAGGACGGCCGGAGATGTCGAGATAGCCTTCCATGCGTGAGAACGACGAGGACACCTTCCGGGGCGTTCTATTCGGACTGTTCCAGGGGCAGAAGGAACGGGCGCTCGAGGATCCCGGCAAGATGCTCCTCGAGGACGAGCTGATGGCCGACGCCCTGGCCGCGTCGATTGAGACCATCGCATTGGCAGAGGCATGGGGCGAGTACCAGAAGCTGATCGCCCGGCGTCAGATCGAGTCGCTGTGGGAGAAGATCAAGGCGTGGGTCAAGGGCTACTCGGTGAAGTTGGCGAGGGAGATCAATCAGACCTCGTGGGACATGCTCGAGGTTGTGCTCAAGAGCTATGCGAGCGAAGGCTGGACGATGGGAGAGCTGACGGCTGCGGTGGCCGACATCTTTGGGGAGGCCAGGGCGCAGCGCATCGCCGTGACCGAGGTCACGCGGGCCTACGTCGAAGGTAGCCGGATCGCCGCCGACGAGGTGATAGCGCAGGGCATCAAGATGATCGAGATCTGGCACACCGACAACGACGACCTGGTGTGCGAGCTGTGCGGCCCGCTGGACGGTGAGCCGATTGGGATTGCATGGGACAGGGGCATGGGTCCGCCACTGCACCCGAACTGTCGATGCTGGACGACCTTCGAGGTAGTATGACTGTAGAACTGGTGTTCGACTCCGAGGACATGGCCCGCCTGCAGCGGTCGCTAGACAAGCTCGACAGCAAGCACCTGTTCGAGCCGATGGCGAACGCTATCGGGATGGACATCAGGGGCAAGGCGTCTGTGTACCCGCCCGCCAGTGCGGCCAATGCGCCCCCGTACCCGTACTACGAACGCGGGTGGGGCACGCGCACCGGGCCGAACTCGGGCAGGCAGACATCGGAGCGCCTGAGCACGAAGTGGTATCACACCGTGTACCCGGACTACTTGAAGGTCGGGAACACGGCGACCTACGCCGGGTATGTTCACGGCGAGGAGCAGAACCCGATCCACGGGCTGAGGGGCTGGAAGAAGCTGCTCGACGTGGCCAAGGCACAGCTCCCGCTGATCATCAAGAAGCTGGAAGCACAGGCGTTGAAGATTTGGGAGAGCGCCCAATGATCATCGACGTGTCACGGTACAACCGCGTGATCGACTTCAAGAAGGTCAAGGCCGCCGGCGTCACCGAGGTCATTAGCCGCATTGGCTGCAACTTCAACGCCGACCCGTTCTACGCGCGCAACTACCTGCGCGCCAACGACGCGGGGATGAAGGTCGCCAGCTACTTCGTCCCCAACTGGACGTATGACCGCACCCTGCAGCTTGAGGCTATGGCGGCCATGCTGGACGGCGTGGGCTGGAATCGGGACTCGATGGTCTGGATAGATTGCGAGGTCACGAACGGTTACAGCGGCACTACGCTGCGCAATGCCATCCAGCAATTCATGGTGTCTTCGAACGTGCTCCTGGGGCCGACCGTGGGCATCTACACCGGGCGCTGGTGGTGGGATCCCAACGTGGGACAGACATCCTGGGCGGCGAACTATCCGCTCTGGACTGCGGCATACACGACCGTTCCGCTCATCCCCAAGGGCTGGACCAAGTACGCCCTGTGGCAGTATAGCGAGACCGGGAAGATCGACGGGATCCCCGGCAGCACGGATCTGAACCGGAGGCCATAATGCCTATCTTCCCCAATCTCTCGTCTGGCTCGCAGGTGGCAGTGCCAGTGATCACGCTGACGCCCACCGACTACGTGGTGGTCACTGCCGCCAACGCTACGGCGCTGGCAACGGCCGTCAAGGCCAAGCTGGCGCAGGGTTGGGTCCCATTGGGGGCGGCTACGGCAACGAGCACGACGCTGTACGTTCAGGGGATGGTGACCTATGCCTGACACCGAGTTGAGGTTCAAGTTCGGAGGCGCAGTCCGGGCGCTGGATGGCCGACGGCTTGAGATCCTGGCCGCCCCCTACGGCAGCCCGAGCGACCGTGACCACCTGAACGAGTGGTTCAGCGCGCGCACCGACTTCATGATCGACGTGGGCGACAAGCGGCCGGCGCTCTACTTCCACGGCTTCACGCCCGACAAGCAGATGTCGGTGAGGCCCACTTCGAACGTCCTGGGCAAGGCGCACGTGTCACGCATCGACGATGCGGGCGTGTGGATGGAAGCCGAACTCAAAGAGGGTCGGCTGGCAGACCGTGTGTGGGAAGCGGCCGAGAAGGGCACATGCCGGGCGTCTACCGGCTCGATCAACTATCTGTGCCGCTCCGACGATAAGACCGGCGAGGTCCTGACCTGGCCTATCGCAGAGATCTCCCTGATCGACGAGGGACTGGGCCGTCACCCGGTCAACGACAAGGCTGTGGCATTGCCCCTGCGGGCGATGTTCGAGGCACTGGATCTCGAAGTCCCCAAGGCGTTCGGTGAGAACGCGGACGACGAGCCGGTTGTGAGCAACCCGACTATGAGAGCACAAGGAGTAACCCCCATGTCTGACATTTCAGAGGCCGTGAAGGCCGAACTGGATGCGCGTGATGCAGCTGCCAAGGCCGAGGCCGATAAGGTCGCCGCCATCCGTGCGTCCGTTGTCAAGGAACTGGAAGGCGACCCGAAGCGACGCGCCATGTTCTCGGTCGGCGGGAAGGTCACCGGTAAGGCCAGCAAGTTCGCCTTCCGGGCCACCCAGGCCGAGTTGGAGAAGTACAGCGCGGACGAGATCGAGGAGGCTAACCGCCTCCTGTACAACCTGATGCGCCCCAAGCAGGCACCCGAGGCGATGCGCGTGCTCGAGGAAACCGAAGCCCTCGAGGGCGGCGGGCTGATCCCGACGCCGATGCTGGACCGGATCGTTGCCATGCGTGACGAGGCATCGCTGGTCGCCAAGCTTGGTCTGGTCCGCTATCAGACCGACAGCCTGACCCTGCGCATCCCGCGCGAGGATGCAGGTATGGCCGTGTTTGCGACCATCGCCGAAGAAGGCGCGTACATCGCCAACGAACCGGCGTTCAGCGCTGAGACCGTGACCGTGGTCAAGAAGGGTTCGCTGATCTCGGTCACCGAGGAAATGCTCGAGGACAGCAATCTGTTCCTGCCGTACTTCACGGCCCTGTGCGCACGCAAGTGGGCACTGACAGAGAACCTGATCCTCTTCACCGAGCTGAAGGCGGACGACACGGTGGGGACACACTCCGCCACGTTCACTCAGCCGGAGATCGACGCCTTCATGTTCCAGATCACGGAACCGTGGGCGGACGGTGCGCACCTGATCGCTGCGCAGGCGACGATGGCGACCATCCGTGGCCTGCTGATCGCAACGCCTCGGGCGTACGGCGACTTCCCGATCTTCGGTGGGCTGGCCTACCCGACGCTGTTCGGGTATCCGTTCCACCTCAACAGCAACTGGGAAGCCATCGGAGCTGGCGACACCACGCTGACGATGACGCTGGTGAACCCCGCTGCGATGTCGTGGGTTGAGCGACGTGGCCTGTCGATCAAGGTCGATCCCTACGGGGACAGCCTGAACGGCCGTGTCCGCTACTACCCGTCGTTCCGTGCAGCCTGCGCGACCACGCAGGTCCTGGGCAACGTGAGCTACACTGACCACGCGTAACTAGCTGGCTGGTTGGAAGGGGGGCGGGCTTCGGCCTAGCCCCCCACCAGCCAAGAGGTGAGCATGGACTACACCGACATCGAGACGGTCGAGGCCAACTTGGGGTTCACGAACTCGTCCGAGGAGACTCGTGCGTTCCTGGCACAGCTCATCAGCGACGCCTCGGCGATGGTGGACAACTACTGTGGGCGCACCTTCGGCATCCCTGACGGGCAGGCGGTCACGGCCGAGACCTTCACGGACGACAACGGCCGGCTCATCGACGACTTCGGCCGGACGCTGTGGCTGGACAAGGACCTGTGCTCAACCCCGACGTTCGCCGAGGTGCCTGCGCCGACCTGCACCTACCTGCCGTCAGACACGCCCTATAGCCGCATCGTGCGGGAGGACGGGATCTGGCCCGACCCCACGGTCATCACCGGGCACTGGGCCTACAGCATGACGCCGCCCGCCGTCATCAGTCGGGTGACGGTCCGCCTGGTACAGTGGCTCTATCACCAGACCGAGGCGGTGATGTCGCAGGGGCAGACGGTGAACGGGCCGAACAACATGCCGACCGACATCCGGAACGCGCTCAACTACTACCGACGGCTGAGGTTGCCATGAGCCTGCGAGACATCTATTTTGCTGTCTCCGAGATGGCCGTGGGCACCGCTCAGGCCCGCAACCTGGACGAGATCAAGCTGACGGTCAAGGCGTCCGACTGCCCCATGCGCCTGCTCCTGCCGTCCACCGAGGGCGACATGGCGTTCGTCGGCATCGGGCAGCTCACGCGTGTCACGTGGCGTATCCGTGACCTGTGCCTGTGGCAGCCCATCGTGGCAGGCACGGGCATCGAGCAATGCGCCGACGACATGCTGGCGTACATCGAACTGTACGGTGCCGCTGTACGGGCGCTACGCAACCCCGCTGCGGGGGCGACCATCGTCGGGGTGACATACAAGATCACGCCTATCCTTTGGGCGACGACTGACTTCTGGGCGATTGACATCACCCTTGAGGTCGAGGAGTACGATCCATGAGCCGAATCGTAGAGATCAGCCAGACGCCGACCGTCAACGCCAGCGCCTACGACGCAGGGGATTGTGTCGGCGGCCTGCTCACCTTCGCCAATGCCGCCAGCGTCTACAAGGGCAGCGGCATCCTGCGAAAGGTCGTCATCGTTGACCAGGC